TATACGTTCTACAAACTGTAGCTAGAGTCAGGCTGGGAGCCGGCGCCATCGCTGCAACTCAACGGCGCGCTGATCATAAACGGTCATCATCCGGCGAAGGAGTTTCTCGAAATGCTTAACAGCACCAAAGCGATGCTCGGTCCCGTGACGGCACCCTACAAGAAGGTCGGGACAAAGATGCCCCAGGCGACATTGATGCCATTTGGTTGGAATCAGGTCGGGGGCGTCATTGCCGACATGATGGAGCTGATGGACCGCAGCGCGAAGCGTTCACAGCCCGTGCTTGCACTGGGAGCGTCCTTGGCCGCCGTCGGCGCGCTGATGGGGCGCAAGTACCGCACGGCGAGCAACATCCGTTCGAACCTCTACGTCGTTGGGGTTGCCGAGAGTGGCGCTGGCAAGAACAACAGCCGGCTGGTGATCAACGAGCTTCTTCGCCGAGCCGGGCTGCTGCAGTACCTCGGTGGCAACAAGATCGCCTCTGGTTCGGGGCTGCTCAATGCGTTGTCTCGGCAGCCTTCGCCGCTGTTTCAACTCGATGAATTCGGCATGTTCCTGTCGGCGGCTGTCGACCGCAAGCGCTCACCGCGCTATGTCTGCGAGATCCTGGATCTGCTCACCGAGCTCTATACGACGTCGGGTACCACCTATTTCGGCATCGAATATGCACAGAGCCAGGCAGATGCCGCGCATCGGGCGATTCATCAACCCTGTGTG